GATAATTATTATAGAATAGATCATCATTATGCTCATGCTCTGAGTACATTTAAAGGTGATTGTCTTCATATAGTAATAGATGGATTTGGTGATAGTTACGGTGAATCTTCTGATGATAGTGATCGTTCAAATACTTGGTCTGTTTTTAGAAATGGTGAGGAAGTTGATAGAGGATATATTCAACTAGATGGATCTATTGGAATGGAAATGATTGGAGCTTCTGAACATTGTGGATTAAAAGCAAATCCTAATCTTGGACAGCAGGCTCTTGATCTACCTGGTAAACTAATGGGATTGCAATCATATGGTAAGTATATGTGGGAATATGCTCAAACCTTACCAAATGATATTCATAAGATTAAAGAAGTTTTTGATAAAGCTGCTTATAAGGGATGGGAGAAAAAACATTTTGGTATAATAGGTAACACAAAACTCAATTGGATAAGGACAGTACATGAGCACATGGGTGATTTATTGGTCGATTTCTTTTCAAAATATGTGTATCATGATACAGATGAGATCACTTATAGTGGTGGTGTAGCACAGAATGTTATATGGAATACTCAATTGAAGAAGAAGTTTCCAAATCTATACGTACCAGCACATTGTGGTGATGAGGGGTTGTCTTTTGGTTGCTTGGAATATCTAAGAAGAAAGAATAATTTACCAACATTTGCTATTCAATACCATCAATCTGATATAGCACCAGATAATAAACCTACTGACGAGACAATTAAAAAAGTGGCACAAGCTCTCAATGAAGGTAAGATTGTTGCATGGTATCAAGGACATGGGGAAATAGGTCCAAGAGCATTGGGATATAGATCTTTACTAATAAATCCTTTCATTGATAATGCTAAGGAGTTAATTAATAAAGTTAAAAAAAGAGAATTGTATAGACCATTTGGTGCATCTGTTCTAGAAGAGCATCAGAGAGAATATTTCGATACGGATATCCATAATCCTCATATGCTGTATGTTGGTAATGTTGTTGCTCCTGGTCTGGATGCAATAACTCATATTGATGGTACATGTAGATATCAAACTGTAACTAAAGAGAATGAATATTACTATAAACTGCTGCAATCACTAGAACATCCCATCGTATTGAATACAAGTTTGAATCTTGCAGGTAAACCAATCATGGGTGATCCTAAAGATATTAACGATTTTAATCAGGATATCGATATGGTAGTTGTCGGGAACGACATAACTGTGCTATAATATATACTGTAGTAGATCGATCAACTATATGGCAATGGATCCAGCGAATCTGAAAGAGGAATTCACAAAACAACTCGCTGACGCTAATGAAAAAATTTCAAAGGCAGAAGCAGAACTTATCCGTCTGAGAGAGTACCGTACTAAACTACAAGGTGGTTTGGAAACAATTGGTATTATAACAGGCGAAGAACCAGTACCAGAGGTAGCATCACCACCTACAGAAGGTGAAGATGCTCCAGCATCAGATGCACCTCCAGTTGTAGAAGGTTAGAATAACAAAGTAACCCCTTGCTAAATAGTGAGGGGTTCTTTATTTGTCAGATGGCTGCTATACCGATAAATCTAATATGTGAGAAAGGAACTGATTTTGCAGCGACCTTTAATATTCAGAATGAAGCAAACACTACCCCATTAAATTTAACTGGTTACACTGCTGTAGCTAAGATTAAAAAGAGTTATACTTCTAGTACATCAACTGACTTTGTGGTTGACTTTCCAGATAGATATAATGGACAGATAAAAGTTAGTCTAACTAACACTGCATCGTCAGCTTTAACTGCTAGAAGATATGTTTATGATATTCTCTTGACTGCACCTTCGGGTACTAAGTCGAGAGTTATTGAAGGAATACTTGAAGTAACACCTGGAGTTTCCTGATGCCTACCTATAATGTATCAGTACAAAACCAGAACTATAGCGTAGTTTCTGAAGCTCAGAAAAAATATGCTGTAGGGGTTACTTATGATATTCCAGCGAAGTATCTACAGAACAATAATGTTGTTCTAGATACTATCAATACTGGGTTCAATGGAGTAGCAACTACATTTAACTTAACTGAAAATGGAGTCGCTTATACTCCTACTAATGATGCTCAACTAATTGTATCAATCAATGGTCAGATACAACATCCAGGTATAGATTACTCAGTTTCTGGTGATCAAATTACCTTTGCTGCTGCACCTGACCTTGGTGATCCTGCATTTATTATTGCTACATCGACAACTGCAGATCTCACCAGAACAATTAATTTCGTTTATGGTAGTGGTTCTGTTGATATGAACAACGGACCTAAAGGTGAATTGGCGATTGATGTTACTGGAAAAATCCAGTCATGGACGCTAACTACTGATGTAGTAGGAATTATTATACTTGATGTACAGAAATGTACCTTTAATGATTACCCAAACTTCCAGACTATATGTGGAAGTGATAAACCACAGATCAGTGGAAATCTTAAAAACTCTAGTGATAATCTATCCGCATGGGATATTGATATCATTGCTGGAGACATGCTAAGATTCAGGGTGGATCAGGTAAATCAGATCCGTAGATTCATGTTATCACTGAAACTCTTCCTGTGATAAATAAGATCGGGAGATTTATTTTATAAATAAACTTAAGCAAGCAACACACAACGATTTTTGGAGACAAATTAAATGGCACTGTTAGTACCTAATATTGGTGAATTGGAGTCACTTCGTTATCTCGTTAACCAGAACAACTTTGTTTTGGATAGAGAGGACAATGCACCAAGAGATTTAGTTCTTAAACTATACACAAGTGACACCACACCTGCAGAAGCGGATGTACCTAGTGCAACGGCATATTACGAACCATACCAAAATGGTAACACCAACCAGTATGGTAATACCGTAAACACAGGATATCCTTACTGTGTAAACAATCGTACTGAAGCAAGATACGATTACACAGGTCAAACTGGTATTCTCCTAAATGGTGGTCAGTGGAAGATCAACCAAGACTCTACTGCCAACGTTGTAACAACTGCTACTTACCCTGAACAAACATTTACCTTCTCTGGTGCTGCTGGTAATGTCTATGGTTACTTTATTGTAAGAGCAAATAACATGCCTCTTGCAGTTCAAGGTGTTGCTGATGCTGCTTCAGGTGCTGCTGCTACTACTCTAACAAAGGGTGATGCTTCCAATGTTTGTATTGGAGTTATCGGTAATGACTACATTACTCTCCCCAATGTTGCCTCCATCATGGACAATATCACATTAGGAATGAGTGTAGGAGGAAACACTGCTGTTCCTGGATCTACACTAGTTGGTGGTATTGATCGTGCTCAAAGACGTATCTACCTTGTAGATAGTTCTAACGCTGCTGTTGCTCTAACTGATAACATTCAGGGTGCTACTGACCCAAGTATCGAACTTGACTATACAGTAGTTACAACTTCTGCTAGTCACCAGTTACAATCTGGAGACGTTATCTATGTTGCACGTGGTACTTCAAACACTACAACTACTGAGCAGACATACACAGTCTTCAGTACTCCTTCAGTAACAACATTTACTACAACACCAGCGATGGATGGAACTGGTAACATGACTCTTTACAGCAGCATAATGTTCGCTGAAAGATTCACAAATGGTCCATACCCAATTCAGAACAACGGTGACCAAATTAAGGTTACATTGAACATCAGTCTTGACTGATTAATTGAGTTCACAATTTATATTATGGAGGGGGCGGTCTTAACTACCCCCTTTTTAATTGTTTGTACACTTAGATGAGCATCTATACATACGACAATACAACTATCGTACTGTATTCAACTGAAGACGAGGGACTGATAAATGCTCCCTCAGATCCTGCCGTTGACTATGGTTCGATTTCTGATGCTCCTACAAATTTACAAGCAGAAAGTAATTTAAGTAATGATAGTTATGGTGAGATCTCTATAAGCGATACTAACACTCCATTTGGTACTGTTACAGTATCTGGTGTTAAAAAAGAGGTATGGGTTCCAGCACCTTATGTTGCAACAGGTACAGCAACATTAGCAAGCACTGCTTTAGAGGGTGTTAGAAAGATCTGGGCTGGTAATGGATCACTATTCGAGATGGGTGGTGGTATGGAACGCAGTTCTGCGTTCTGGGTTGGTTCTGGTGGACGTACAAT